CCAAGAAGATTATTGAGATCATCAGGGTGGTGTTCAACAAACCATTTAAAATTTTTGACGATTTGTACTTCATCGAACGACTCCTTTATTGCTTGACGCTCCTCATCAATATCAACTAAATCGCTGTTTAATTCCCTAATCAGCCCGTCAAAAACAGCAACCGTCTCTTTCAAATATTCGGCTTCGACACTTTTGCTCGCGTAATGTTCTTCAAGTTGTTTTTTCGCATGGTCTTGGTCAGCCAATTGTTGCAAAAGCTGCCTTTCACGTTCTTCCTTATTTTCTAAGTATTGCTTACCAGCAAAACCAATCCCCGAAAGTGTGATGGCCACCGCTGCAAACGCTAGGATTTTCCAATGACCAAAAAGAAAGGAAATCATTTCTTGCCCCAACCATCACGAGCAGTACTGAATCCCATGTAACCACCAATCACCGTCCCCCAGAACATAAACAGACTCGTTATCACTTCTCCGAGCAATCCGTTGTATATAACGGCGCACGTTATGATGATACCTGTGATCATTCCGGTATATGCCATGATACGCATGTGAAACCATTTAGTTGACGGATCCGGATGTTCTTCACTCATCTTCTTGCTCCTTCAGCCACGTTTCCCAAGCTTTAATCATACCCTTTGCCAAACGCAAGAGCGTTTGATGTAGAATTCTAGTTGAACGCCTCATTCATTTATTTATCCGGTGAACGTGTACGTTCCATCCCAATAAAAAGGAATGCTAATATTTATTTGGTAATAAGGCAGGGAACCACTAGATAACGCGCTACCATTTGTCAAACCGATATTCGTTAGTTCAGCCTCTTGGCAAACCACACCATTGAATCGCGCATCCCTAAAAATACCCGCCACGTCGTCAGCATAACCACGTAGAACTTGAGTTCCTGTGTCTTTTGGTGCATATAATTGAACGAAGATTATTCCAAAGTGTCTAAAGGTTCCAGCAGCACCAATATTCTTTCGCTGTACGGATCCGTCTCTTATTGAAAACCGAACCCAGTGGTCGTCTTTTGGTGGGACGAAATTAACATTGTCCCATGCAATAAGTGTCGACGCCCAATTAGCATCAAACCGTTTTTCAATATCTCTTCTAGCCGTTGCAAAACTCATCTTGATCGCTCCAGTATATCTTGAATTTCTGCTTGAATTTCTTGAACCGTTATGGCCACCATTCCTTCAGGTGCTTTTTCTTTTGACCATCCTTCCTCTAACGCTAGGATATAATCTAAATTGTTACTCACATAGATTGGAGGGTGGTTCCTCAATTCATTAACATCTAAATTAAAAACGGGCGGGGGATATTCCCCTTCTTCTCTTGGTGGTAAAACAGTTTCATCAGGCTTGTGTGCATTAACTGTCCAGCTTCCTTGCGCACGGCCTGTCAATCTAGGAGTACGGTCAACAATGCCTTGGAATAAGTCAAACGCAATTTTTCTAATCCCAGTCGAATAATCCTGATGCAGGTTCTTAATGAACTTTTCTACATCAGCATCAAATTGGGCGGTTTCTAAGGTCATTTTCTTCTCAACAATAACGACCAAGTCGCGCCCGCTGGATCCTGTTTAAAATCCTCCATTTCATAAACAGTTGAAGCGTAATCTACGACTCGTGTTATTTCATCATGAATTGTTGGGATGGCCTGTAGATCCTTTTGTGCAACAATAGCTTTGAGCTCTACTTGCTCAGATGCTAAAGAACGCTCTTCTTTTGAAAGCGTGCTAAATATCATTGAAGTAACATAGCGAAAACCTTCGCCACTGGTTGTTCCAGCACTCACGTTATATGTAGTAGAAGCCATGGAATCATAGTTAACCGTTTCGGCTATATTGCCAGTCGCAGCAATACCAGCTTGAGCGGCGTTTTGTACTGCTTCACGTAATCCCATGACCCGTCCTCATATGTTATAGCTCCACATTTTTCCAATGATCCAACCAAATATCTCGATATAAATCCAAAGAGCCGCAACCGCCATCGATGCGCCTAAAATATATCGAAAGAGGTCGTCGTTCACTTTCCGTCGTTTAAAGCTTCGTCGCCAATGACGTCATATGCGTTAAGCAATGCTTTCGTCACAACACGTTCGACAAAAATCATTTCCTCTTTGTCGCTCACAACATGTTTATAATTCAGTTCCGCAATGTTTCCAGAACCGTCGTGTTTTGCAATGTCCATTCGTAATTTTACGATGTCTTTTCCTGATACTAATGCCATGATGTTCTCCTTTGTTTAACCACCTTGTTTCCCAATGATACGGAATATCTTTCGGTTTTTATAATTATTTGAACCGACAATTTTTCCCGCTAACGTGTAAGTCGTACCATCCACGATACCGCTCACCCATGTGACTTGATTATAAGTCAAGAAAGTTTGCGTGTGTAGTGTTGGGCCTGATGGTGAAATACTCCAAATAGACGAAGCAATCACCGTACTGACTTCAACTAATGCCGATGTCCAATTAACCTGATAATCGAGATTCGCCGCTGGATCTTGTGTCCAGTAAACACCGTCAACATCTGATTTCTTTATAGACCTAGCCATTATGAATTATCCGCTAACTCAATATCCCATGCCGCTGTTGTCATTGAGTTGCCCGCTGTTAATGATTGCGCTGACGCTGTTGTCACGTAAACCAACGTTGATGTTGATGTGTTAACGAGTGCGAAATGATCGCCCGTGCCCGTTGTTGTGACAGAGACGCCGGTTTGTTGTGCGACAGTTGATTTGCGCCCGCTTGCGTCGCCGTCGGCGATGGTGAACGCCGTGGAAACGATCGCGTGTGTCGCTAACACTTGCGTTCCTGTGTTACCAACCGCCGCATCATAAGAAGCAGGTTGTCCAGAACAAATACAGATCTGATCGGATTGATCTTCCACCCATTGCAACGCCTGATCCAACATTGTGTCATTTTGCCATTTTGCCATCTTCTACTCTCCGTTGTTAACTATAACGACTCGATTACCTTTTCCAATATACAATGTTCTGGATGGAGAACCACCAATCAATCCCAACAAGAAATTCGTCGTGTCTGCCGTGTGGTCATGCGTTGCATCATTCACAGTAATCATATGCACTTGGCTCAACTGTACGACATCCGCTAAATGATCATGCAGTGCGTCCACTGTTGTGAAATTATGTACCTGTGATATGACAATGCCGTCCGTCGTGTGTGAATGAAACGTACTGTTCACAGTGAATTTATGATCCTGCGTTAACACTACCCCATCGGCGGTATGCGCATGAAGCGCATCATCAATAACTAACTCCAACACACCACCTTGAGTGGCGATTGGATTTGTCGCTATCGCATAAGCGCCTATCATTTTATAAATACCAACGCTTGAGAATCACTAACAACATTTAGGACATCATATTTCGTTCCGTTTATGGCCTTACCTGCTCCATCAAAATCAACTTTGCTGCCTGTAATGGGCTCCGCCGTGGCAACTAGTAATTGACCAAGCAGCCCAACGGCATCCCACTCCGGTCGTTCTATTCGCGGAATGTATTCTTGTGAAATATCAAAACCAGGATTCACTTTTCGCACTTCGATTGTTTCACTTTTCGCGTTTTCCGGAGGCGTTTTGTCCGAAGGAATCCCGTTGATGTTTGTTGGTTGCGGATACTCTTCTAAGATTCTTCCGTCGCTTGCTTTAAAAACAGAATAGACAACGGGGAATTTCCTTCCTCGCCTCTCGTCCATTTCTTCATCATTCCATGTTAATTTTGTGTATGTTTCAAAAACAGGACGCTTCCATTCGTCAGTCAGATACATTTTTGACCAATGATTAGGCGCGGCGTTTCCTATAACGGCGGGCGCTCCAGAAATGACGCCTTTGACATTCGTGCTCGCATCATCCCCGAGGATAATTTTTCCACTAACAATAGAAACAAATAATCCGACGCGATCTTCATTTGTTGGATTACCGTCAGTCCATTCAAACAATTCCGCGTAATCCGCCTCTGGACTAGACGTTGAACCGTCGATTAAAAGATTGCCGCCCGTGCCTTGCAATCGAATGGTGTTGTTTGTGTTAGATGCAGTGATCGTGTCCGTAGCACCCCACACAAAATCATAGTTCGCGCGAGTTTGTGCGCCACCACCACCCGAGGCGGAGTGCGTGTGTTGTGCTTGGCAACCCTTGCCGCCTGCGACAGTCGAATAATCTCCCGACGCGGTATTTTTCAAACCACCACCAATTGCCGAGTTCGTTGCCGACGCGGTATTTCCGCTTCCTACTGTCGCCGAGCCACCGCCCGCGATAACGGAATAATCTCCAGACGCCGTGTTTCTTGAACCGCCACCGACAGCACCATAATTGGACGTGACCGAATTTACATTGCCGCCACCAAGAAAAGCCCTCGCCGCATTCGTGATCGCGTTGTCGATACCGCCACCGATAAATGAAAAGGAACTGGCCGCATTTGTGATGTCGTTATCATCACCACCAACGACCGAACTATTGTCGGCCTCCACATCATTATCATAACCACCACCAATGAAACACCATTGTTTTGTGATCGCGTTGCCTTGCCCCGTATAGCCACCACCCGCGATGACCGAATAATTTGCGGTAGCTGTGAGCGAGTTATCCCAACCGCCGCCAATGTATCCATAACTACTTAAAATGGAATTCGTTCTCCCGCCACCGACGGCACCATAAATTCCCGCAATAAGCGAAGACGAACCCGCCGCAATAACCGCACAACTTGCCGTCGCACTAACTACGTTAGAAATGCCACCACCGATGACGCCGAGTTGCGCTTTCATTGAATTACTACGACCGCCGCCGATGAATCCATATTCGCTCGCGTCGATATTATTGTTTCGACCACCGGCAATGGTCACATAATTCGCCGCGTTGGTTGTTGTGTTTCCAGACCCGCCACCAATGACGCCACGAATACCGCCCGTGGAAGTTTGGCAAGATTCACCACCGCAGACAACGTCATACCATCCTTGCGCCTTGCAGGCATCACCTGCTCCAACAAACGCACCTGTCGCGCTTGCGGTGTTACTGTTACCTCCGCAGACAACCGAATTTGAGCCACTTGCTGATCCACCCTTACCGCCAGCCACAACCGAATGTCCACCAGTTGCAGTATTGTTTTCGCCACCACCGATGGCCGCACTACTAGCGCCGATTCCATTGTTATTCCCACCAGCTATAACGGCATAAGCACCAGTTGAAATATCGTTAGAATATCCACCACCGATAAAACCACGAATGGTATTCACACCAACACCCGTGGAGTTTTGTAAACCACCACAGATGACAGATTCAGAGCCTACAGCACCTATGGAATTTGTATTGCCTCCGCCGATAAACGAGCTAAACATTTTTACGGTGTTAGAACGCCCGCCAGCTATAACCGCCGCACTTGCTACCGTCGAAACGACGTTAGTATCACCGCCGCCAATGAACGCCTTCTCTCCAGCGTTGGTATTATCTCGTCCACCACCGATCGCCGCATCTTGAGCGCTCGCGGTATTATTTGCGCCACCGCCAACCGTTGAATAAATATTGGAACAAGTGTTTCCGTATCCGCCCCCGATGGCGTCCCCTGTTCCTGACGTTGAATTAGATTCGCCGCCCGCTATTGTTCCGGATTGCCCCGTGACGTTATTGCCTAACCCACCGCCGACGGTCGCTTTAGATTGCGTTGCCGTGTTATTTTTACCGCCACCGACCGTCGCTTGTAATCCGGTCGCTTCGTTTTCCCAACCACCGCCGACCGTTGAATAATTACCGGAGGCGATATTGCTCGAAGCACCTCCACCGATGATCGCATAATCACCGCCAATGTTGTGTCCGATTCTAGTGACATAGACATCCGCTGATCCTGATAAACTAATCGCCGTCGGGCTGGTGTTGTCGTACGTTCCAGAAACTAAAGTTGCAATCGGTGTCGTTCTAACTAACGTGTTACCCGCGCCGATAGTCCCGAATCCGACTTCGCGATTATTGCCGTCCTCGATTGCGTATTCAACAACCGCACTCGTCACAAATTCTGGAACATCCGAGAACCGCGCAAATCCAGGAACAGCAACATTGTCCAGCGTGATTGTTCCTGTCCCACTTGTAGCGGTTGTTTCTTTAACCCAATTTCCCAACGGCATTTATATTCTCCTTACACTCGCAGAGCTTTCGATTGCGAAGATCCCCTGTTTAGAACTTCGCCTAGCGATCTGATCATTTGCTTAACAGTGTTAGGAATCACACCGCCTAAGTCTCTGTCGGTCTTGTCAAATTTAACATTCACTTCACCAGCTTTTACTTCGCTGATCCCTTTGCTGTCTGGCTCTACAAGCCTGTCGCTCGTTAGAAGCAAACGGGCCATTTCTGCCGTCGCGTCTTTTAATGATTGTGGAATTTCGTCGCTATCAATTCGATAATTGTCATAGTCATGCACGTTTTGTCGTGGCCATCCAAGCGCCTGCCCTTCATTAGAACGACGACCGTCCCATGCCACATGATCATCTAGTGTTCTGGTGGCCATAGCCAACGCGGTTTCTTTTTTCGCCGTCGTCGCGTTAGTCCACGCCGTTCCATATAGGTGTGCATCATGGTAACTATCGCCATCAGCGACCGAGGCATAACTATTGGAGTTTGACGCTCCTGATCCTGTTTCAACAACTAGTGTCAAGGCCATTAGAAGATCCCTTTAATAATTTGTCTAGTTTGCTGGTCGTTGTGCAATTAGCCACTCCGCCTGCTGTATTGCTGCCGTTTGAATACCAAATGTTCGGATTATAGGGTGCGGGTCTTTCCATGAATATCGGTACGGAAACAGACTTTTTATCGAACAATTCGCCGAGCTGCTTGTGCAATTCTTTCGCTTGATCTAATGGGATGCTCACATCTACACCATTAATTTCCAAAGTTATAGATTTTATGTTCATCCGACTTCCTTTAAATCAGTATCTAATTGTTTAACGTATAGCATATCTTTACAATACCCAAACCACTCATCTTCAAATTCTGCACCGGCATACTCATCAAACCACGGGCCGCCGATTGTGTAATGTACGATTTTCGCATCTGCATTGGGTGCATCGTAACCAACTAAATGATTCCACTCTTTTGGCAGTGCGCCGATTTTATCATGGGCCCATGCCATTTGATGCAATTCAGCAGCCGTTGCCTCGTTAACATACGAAGGAGTGAGCTCTCTACACTTACCACAATTAAACACCATCACGCTCGACCAATTTTTACGGGGATACGTGTACTGTTTAGCCCCGAGATATTTCGTGTCCTCTACGGGTCTGTGGTCGTGCTGTACGCATGTGACCGCATCGTTAGGATTAACATTTTCCATAATCTCATTTATGTCGGTTCTTAACATCATGTCGCAATCCATGAACAGCGCATAACCTTGATAATCACATAAGTATGGCACTAGAAACCGAGTAAAGCTAAACTCGTTTGATTGTTTCGGATCACGTGGTCTATGATAAACGTATTTTAACTGATCAAGCACGATTGGTGTGATAGAAACGGGCCGTTTAGCATTTGCTAATATGCTTTGACTCAGCGCATGGAATGCCGCCGTTTCTACTTTGTCAAATCCTATAAATATCTTAAGCATTTTTATCTCCCATTAAATGCAGCCAAGGCAGCCCCGTCCTCATTTCTTCTTTTGTCCATTGAGCGTAACTTAATCGATTCAGCCATTCGGTTCGGTCAGGGCAAAAAGGATCATCCAATAAGGCCATGTCAATATTTCCTACATCCCACGCCATGGAACCGCGATCCGCAACAAATGTCGGGATCCCTTCAATAACCGATTCAACTGCCGTTGTAGAATTAAATGTCACAACGGCATACGCCTTTTCAAAATCTTCTTTCAGGCTTGAATTAGAAGACCGTACCCCCTCAAGCGATTTAATCGCTTCAGGAGCGAGAGGGTGCGGTCGAAAAACGATTGGAAAATTAAACATTGTTTGAAGATCTTCTACTGTATCTTCTAACCATTGTTGATGATCGCTGTCCTGTACGCTCGCATCCCAAGGCACTTGACCAATAAGAAGGATATACTCCCCTTTCTTGCGCCAAGGTTTAATATCTATTTTGAGTTCTGTTGTTCGAGTGGGGTCGGTGATTTCTGTGTTCCTAAAATCAGCCCACCCATTAATATCATTGAAGCCGACACTATAATAATCGTCACGATTTATGTACCCCTTCTCAATAATGATAATCTTCTTGCGAGCTTGCCGCTGCCCGTCAATAACCCGTTGCCGTCGTCTTGAATCCTGGACAGCGTATTTCCCCTTTCCAAAAACAACCGCCACTTCATTCGGCTCGTTGTAGTCGTCAAGAAGTTTGATGTGTTTATTTGTGAATTCAATATCACCACAAAGAAAAAGCCCCTCCGCAAACGAGGAGAGGACTTCATCATGCTCTGTGTTATTACCTGTCAAATAAACACACACATTCATTTATGTAGTACTCCGATTCCGAGCTTAGGCATTTTATTCACAGCAATGAATTCTTCATGCTTGTATTCGTCTTTTAGTTCGTTCCATAATATTGGAACACCCATCATGTTTCCATTAGGAGTCGGAACTTCAGCACCAATAATGTCATGGAAAAATACCATACTAGACAAGTCGCCATAATTGTTCCAATCTTTTTTCACTCCTTCATAACGATGGTCGCCATCAATTAGAATACCATCAAACGGTCCTAGTGCCCGTACTGCTTCCACAACTTCTGGTTTCGTACTATCGTCTAAGAATAAATGTGTGTCATATCCAGATTCATTAAACTCAGCAGTCGCATGTAGGAGACGAGCTTTGCTATCACTACGCCCCCACGGGCCATCAGGTAGATCAACTGAAACCACTCGTGCTCCTGGAGCCATAACGCCCACAACATGACGTAATGTATAACCATCGCGCGAGCCGATTTCTAAAAAGCTGCTTTTACCTTTCATAAGGGCAAGTAAGTTGTCGAGCTCTTCCATGTGCTGTGGGTAAATCATGCGACATCCTCCTTTTGGAGGTGGTCTTTTAATTCCAGACCGTGTCGTTTGAAATCAGCTTCAAGCATATCAGCGATGGTTTGTCCAAGTTGCTTGGTTGCTGCCCACCCTAAATCAAGAGCGGCCTGCATTGCATCACCACATAGGATGTTCACTTCGGCTGGACGTTTAAATGCCTCGTCAACCACCACATAATCTTCGTAATCCAGGCCAACCGTATCGAACGCACACTTGACAAAATCACGAACGCTATAAGTTGAACCCGTTGCGATAACATAATCTTTCGGCTTTTCCTGTTGTAGCATCAACCACATGGCTTCAACATAGTCTTCCGCATGGCCCCAATCACGCTTCGCATCTAAATTACCTAGTCGGAGTTCTTTAGTTTCCCCCGCGACAATCTTGGCGACTCCGTCGGTGATTTTTCTTGTGACGAATTCCTTGCCACGCAACGGAGACTCGTGGTTGAAGAGGATACCGCAACAAGCGAAAAGGTCGTATGACTCTCTGTAATTAATGGTTGACCAGTGAGCGGCCAGTTTAGAGACTGCATACGGCGAACGGGGATGAAACGGCGTGTCTTCATTCTGGTAATCCTTATTGACTTTACCAAATAACTCACTCGTTGATGCTTGATAGAATTTAGTCCAAGGAGAATGCATCCTAATTGCTTCAAGCAGGTTTAATGTTCCTCCGGCGTTGATTGCGAATGTACTTGTTGGTGAGTTGAAGGATTCTCCGACGAAACTTTGTGCGGCGAGGTTGTAAATTTCATCATACTCGCCGTCAGCCACAATCCTAGATACACTAGAACTGCAAGTAACATCACCCGTAATCGGAACCACGTCGTCTTGGATATTAAAATATTCCATCCTCCAAATGTTTTCTGTACTTCTGCGAGGCGAGAGGCCGTGTACTTCATAGCCTTTTTCCAACAAAAATTTTGCTAGATACGCGCCGTCTTGACCTGATGCTCCCGTTATCAGTGCCTTATTCACGCTGTCTTCTCCATTAGTTCTGGACTATGTCCAATCTTTTTACGTTCCGGACCTTTTAGGTGGTCAAAGTTTTTACCTAAGACACTTTCAATGAACGGATGGTTTGTTTTTAGACCTTCAGCTAAATTGTTACATGGAACGCCGACTATTGTACGAACCGCATCGAACACATGGCAGTCAGTCCAATAATTCAACTGAGTGAACGTGCCGTTTAGGTAACAATTTTTCATCAGGTTCATAACAAGCTTGTTTGACGGGTGGCTTGGATCAAACGCCATAAAACCGCATTCAGAATACGACCATTGTCTTCCTAGATAGGCAAGATATTGTCCATCCAATAATGTCGTTAACCACTCTTCAGGGTTTTCTAACGGCTTTGTTGCTATAACATCAGCATCCATCCAGCAAAAAGGTTTCTTGTATGATAGCCCAAAGTCAGTGACCGCGAATGTTTTGCGGCTAAACTTGTTCACATCATACATGTAATTATAGAACTCTTTCCCGTTATCGTCTTCAAACAACCCTTTGAACCTTGGATTAGTTTGTATATGCTCATAGAACTCTTCCACTCCACCAATGTGATACAACGGTTTTTGTTCTATACGCATTTCGTCGCCGAAATCAAATGGTGCATCCTCATAATAGATAGTAATATCAAAAGGTGTATGCTCCAGCCAAGACTCAATAGAACGTTTTCCGTACTCGTTGAATCCTTTTACACTCATTGAAGTTATTATCATTTTGATGCACCGCCTACAAGTTCAGCGAACTCTTTGCGTAGAGTAAGCAGATGACGCGAAGAAGAGAACTCTTCGTTGTAGTGGGTTTTTGCTGCTTCGATTATTTCGTCTTTTGACATAGTGCCAATATTGAAATCTGGAAGTTCTTGGATTGCTTCTGGTTCCGGTTGTGCTTCTGGTTCCGGTTGTGCTTCGGTTTGTGCTTCGGGTTCTGGTTTTTTATAGAATTCAGAATCCGTGTTCACTTCAATTTGTTCTTTTCCAGTGCCATCATGCTGTTCACTAAATAAAGAATAATTTCGGTATCGCCCTGTGTGGAGTGCCAACAACCAATCGTCACGATTGATCTTTTTTATTTCGCCGGTTTTATCATTTTTGATTTTGACCGTGGGTAGTCTCATTTGAACCTCCTGAGATGGTTAAAAAGAAAAGAGCAGCCTTATCCCATGAACGTTGATTCAAAAGGCTGCTCTTTGCTAAGTTTAACCCGCGAGGCGCATTGCCAACGCTGGTCGAACAAGTTTCGCACCCCAAAGAACATCAAGTTCCCAAACGACTCGTTTGTTTTGACGTTTAACTTCAAGACGCATTGTGATTCCCGTTTGTGGATCTGTCATAGATACCATTTGAGAACCAAGAGCCATATCAGCAGTAGAAGCCATCAATGGACGGTTAGCGAAAGCAAACGCATCACGGTGGAATACTAGATTCACAGTGTGATCGCCTTTCTTAGTGATAACCGCTGTTGATGAAGCAATTGCCGCTAATGGTGGATTGATAGTGATATCAACACCAGCAGAAGTGATTGTTGAAGTTGCTTGCACTGCATAAGTTTGTGAGTTACCAGCGATAGAGAAAACATCACCAACAACCAACGTTCCAAGAGCGCCCGCGCCTTTAACCATTACAGTTGAAGAGTTCGCAGCGGTTGTAGAACCGACAGTGATAGAAGCAACTGTTCCAGCGGTGTGTGTTTGCACGCCGTCGTCAGCAGCCCAATCGATGCCGTATTTGCGACCGATCTCACCTTCAATCTTAACTTCACTAGACATGACTTTTTCTGCATCACTAAAAGGTGATAACGCTAGTGCATTCGCTTCAGCAGAAAAATCCAAAATCGCACGACGGTTTTCGCGTGGTGCTAATTGCTGATTCAAGATTTTACGAGAATCAGTTGCACCTGCAACCGTTGAAGCGAATGGAGTCGTACCTGCTGTTCCAGCAAATCCATAGACACCTGTGTATTGATCATGTAGAGAAGTGTTCATTGAGTTTGCTAAAGCGCGAACCGCTTCCGACATTTGTAATGGAATGAAATGCTCGTTACGATCGAGCTCAACCATTTCTTTATCAGTAAGATAAAAGTTTGTTCCTTTCCAGTTGTTCAATTGGATTTGAACTTTAGAAGGTGCTTTATCTGTCGCTGACAAATATGTAGAAGGCGAAACGTTGTACGCCGTTTGACTAGCAGATAGAGGAACGTCAATAGTGTCGCCCTTTTCCGCCGCTTGTGTTGAATAATCGCCATTAACCAGTCTAGGAAAGATTGCCTGCTCGCGTAACGCTAACAAACCTTTCGCTAGGATTTTATGCATGACAGCTGATGTAGTATTAGCCATATGAATCTCCTATTTTAAAAGTTTTTAATTGAATCTTGTCACCGACAAGCAGGTTTTATCTAATCACCGATTAGACGACTTGGACTTTACCAGAGGCAATGTCCACTAAATTACTGTTGATCGCTTGTGAATCATTAGCGTCTACAGTTTCTCCGTTGATCCCTCCATCTCTATTACCAGAGGAGTTCCCACCAGAGTTTGGTTCAAACAAATAATTTGCTTCGTGGTAAAGACTTTGAGCATACTCGTTCATGCTGATTGGGTCTTTGCCATCTTTTCCATACATAACTTTTCCGTCACGCATTGGAACTAAGTTGCCCTCGTCATCAATATTCCAAACGCCACGCGCACGGGATAACACATCAGTCATCGCTCCTGGACGCACGCTTGCAACTTCAGAAACAGCGTTTTGGATCTGAGCATCAATAACGGTTGACTTATAACGATTTTCGAACATATCCGATTTCGCCTTAAATTTGTCCAGTTGATTTGTGTAGGACTCGAGTTTGCCGTCGTAGTCGCTTCGCATTTTTTCCGTGCGTTGCAATAGTAATTCTTCGAGCTTGCCTTCACTGATCATCTTTTGGTCTTGTTGCTTTTGCAATTCGGCCAACGCATTTCGAGCAGCTTCAGGATCTAAACCATCAAATTCTTTGTATTGGTTTAGTCTGTTTTCTAGTTCCTGTTTTTCTTTCATTAGATTGATATTGTTGTCTCTAAACTCGCCGAGCTTACTTGAGAAATCATCACCGTCTAAATTAAGAACGTATATCCCACCGATTTCTTGATACTCCCCGCGATACGCCTCCGGCACTTCATCAAGGGATTTTACTGTTTTCTTTAAAGCCATTTTAATCTCCGATTAAATTGTGAATAATTATAGTACATAGATGCTAAATTTTACAATCTCGCAAGCGTAAAAGCAGGTTTTATCCCATTTTCGCGCAATCATCAAGAAATTGGTTGTCCTTGTCTTTTAAATATTGAGGCAACGTGTCCCCAATGAAAAAGAGTTTACCAGGATTTTCCCTGTACAATCTAGCAAAAGCAACGCATGAAGCCAACATGTCTGGAGCGGTGAACCACCTCGTCCCGTCTAGATCAGCATGCATCGTCACTTTCTTTACAGTTGGCCCCGTGTTGTCTACATAAAACGGTTCCCCCTCTTTCCAACCGCCATCAACACCAAGCAAATGGATCTCTTTGAAATCCATATACATGCAAAGTGTGACCGCACGGTTGCAAACATTGAAGCCCCCGCCCACACAGACAGGATTTTCAAATAGCTCACGATATAGATCAAGTTCATTTTTTAACCCACAAGCGGAGTTGAACAAGATCACCGTTTCTTTCTTTAAATAATTGAACAATGCTGGATCACTGCTTGTCGCTATGAAGTGCTTGACTCCTGGAGCTCGGAATATCTTTTTTGGTTGCGCAATATGGGATCCAGGATCCATGCTGGCAGCGTAGTCAATTTTGTAACCTAAGTCATGGATATATTTTATCGCCGCCTTACAGGCGAATATCTTAGCCCCCTCGTCAACGAGTTCCTTGAGCCGTGCTTGGTTTTCCGGTAATCGTAACGATGGTCCACTACCAACGACCACCACCTTGTTCCCTGTTTCTGTGTTGGGCTTAACTTCTGGCAAACCCAATGTCGCCGCGTGCCGAATGTTACGATCAAAATTGTCCGTGTTCGGATTGACGAATTTGATTTCCGCCGGTTGTCTTGCTTCCGCTGTCGCTGTCATAACTGATGTATCCCCTGAATTAAAAAGTTATGTTTCACCAAACCGGAAAAGTCGTCGTTCAATACAATATTAAGCGCCTCACCTTCCCGCCCTTCTAGTCTTAGTTTTTTGTTGAACGCTTCAAAGTTCCAAACTGCTCGGATGTACTCATTGCCAACGCCCCACGCTTTTCGTTCAACGTCAAATGCGTACTTAGTCCAGTCGCCGTTTGTTTTTATGTTCTCGTCAGCGGTCAGGTTGATTATCTGCCCATCCCAGTTGCTTAGGTTGACAGAAATCCCGTTGGTCAATGCAGCACTCAACGCACCATAACGCTCAACATCAATTGTTCCATTGTCCTCAATGTAAATAATGAGGTTCGTAATCGTGACCGTGGATCCATGCTCGGGTCTATAGAATGCCGTCGTTGATGCAGAACTATAATCACCAGTAAATTCATAAACGTTGTTCGTGTCGCGCATGTGTTGAACAACAAATCTCGGCATCGTCATTATTTTTTATCCTTTATGATTATGTGCTCATCTTCAAGCCCATGGTCATCCCAAAAGTCACCCTTGACCTCAAACGTTTGGCCTTTTTCAAGGATAATATACGGAAGTAGATTCAAACGCGCTGCATACTTAGTTTTTATTTCATCTTCCGCTATGTCTTGGATTATACGTGGATTATTAAGCATATCGTCAACGATGTCCTCTAGTGCTTTTGGCATTGTTCCAACCACATAATTTGGAGCGGTCTTAATGGCAAACATTTCAGCGATCGCTTCTTGCCAATTAGTTCCCCCGTATCTACTAACATACGCTTCTATGTGTTCGCGCCTTCCGAATATAGTGGCTGGGACTGTCTCACCAAGAGCGTTCGTTCTTGTTAATTTTTCCACATAGTCTTCTAGTCGTACTTTTTCTCTATAGTGCGTTAACGTGTGTCCTAGCTCATGTCTTATTGTGTAATTAAGATGCGACTCAACTTTTAGGCTTTTGTCATAACCAGAAAACCCAAATGTTAAGCGGTTGACTTTCTTGTCTGCCATTCGCTCATGGATAAATATGGGTATTCTAGGCCCGTTGTTTAATATCCTTTCTTTAGCACCCCTCTCAAGGAGTGTGTGTTGTGTGAACGTCATACCCGCTGCATCATCTATCGGGTTTCGCATAGCAAGCCTGACATGATGTCCAATCTTAGGATTTATTTTTGCTAGTCTGTCAATTTCTTTTACATAGGCATTCGTTATTTTCAGCAATGCTGCTGTGTCTTCTATTCGCTGAGTGTCTGGCAATGCCGCTGCCGTGTATGTATTTATTCGGCTTCCCAAAACATCTTTCGCATACTCTTGAGCCTGCGTTATCGTTTTCGCTTCTCCTGGGACGCCATACTTAGAAACAAACGCCTCAAGATTTTTAGCTTCATCGCTAAGGTTTAAAGCTAGTTCTCGCGCGGAAATAGGGTTATGATTCTGGTCTATTAAATCACGAAAGCCAAGCTTCCCCTCTTTCCAGAGCTTGTGCTTGGTTTTTCCGAGCGCCTTAATCTGGTCCGCTTCTGGCCTGCCTCTTAGCCATTCTTCATAATCGGTTTCCGCTGGTATAGCCCCGTCCAAGCTTGACCGCATACGTTGTCGATTGGGGGCATCCTTTAGAATCTTGTTCATTTTGGGGTTCGCGTTTAGC